GGATGGCGTAAATACGACCGAGGGCAACCATTGGAATGCTCCAAATGTTTGCGGGTTTATATCGATGACATTAGAAAAAAACCTATACCCTCAAAACTCTTTAAGATTCGGGTAGAGGAAAGCATTGTGGGGGATTATCCAGTGTATGCAAAGTCGGTTGATGAAGCCAAAGCAAGGGCTAAGTATATGCACAAGAGAGCCGACCAGGAAACGCTATTAAAAACTGAAATCAAAATGGAGGAATGCTAATGAAAGTTTTAATTGGTTGTGAGTATTCGGGGGAAGTTCGGGAAGCGTTTAGGGCCAAGGGTCATGATGCGTGGTCATGCGACCTACTACCCAGTGATGATGATTCACCCTATCACATACATGGCGATGTGGTTGAAGCTATAAGATCTGAGGAGTGGGATTTCATAGGACTTCACCCGCCCTGTACTGCCCTCTGTGTATCGGGGAATCGAACGTATGGATTCCAAAAAGAAAAGCATCGCGAGAGATTAGAGGCGATGGTGTGGACATTAGACCTGTGGTGGGAAGCTACCGAGAAATGCGACAAAGTTTATTTAGAAAATCCCGTAGGTGTTTTATCTAAAATCATGGATATACCGCAATATATTCAGCCCTATCAATTCGGACACACCGAAACCAAAAAGACAGGGCTATGGCTACATGGTTTAGAACCCCTCAAAGATACAAATAATGTCTACGATGAAATGATGACTCTGCCCAAAAAAGACTGGCATAAAATACACTACGCTTCACCCTCGCCCGACAGGTGGAAAATCAGATCAACCACATACAAAGGCATTGCGCGGGCGATGGCGGATCAATGGAGGAATGTATATGAGCCATAAACAAGCACTAAAAAATGCATTAATTCTAGCGATTACTGCACCCGAAAAACGCAAGGATGACGCGCTATCACTTGCTTTTGAGATAGAAAGAATGTGTACGCCTGACGAATCGACTGAGGCTAGGCTAGAGGTTGAGGAGATGCTAAGAAATCCGATTTAAAATTAATAAGGAATTTTATAACAATGAGAGTATTAAATCTATATGCAGGCTTAGGGGGCAATCGCAAACTATGGTCGGGATGCAAAGTGGTAGCAGTTGAGAGTCACAAAAAAATTGCAGAAGTTTACCAAAAACTACACCCGAACGATGAGGTTATTGTTGAAGATGCTCATGAGTATTTGAGACAAAATTTTAGAGACTTTGATTTTATCTGGTCATCACCGCCTTGTCCTACGCATTCAAGAATGGCAAAAGCTACACGCCATAAAAACCGTAATTACCCAGACATGACGCTGTATGAAGAAATATTATTCTTACAGCATTTTTATAAAGGTGATTGGGTAGTTGAAAACGTAAAGCCATTCTATGAATTTTTAGTAATGCCGACAGTTACCGTAGGAAGGCATTGTTTTTGGTCTAATTACCAATTTGAGGCTCAAGATGTTAAACGACCAGATAACTTTATTAATTTATCAAATTTATCAGGCAAAAAAGCTTTGATGGAATGGCTAGGGATTTACTATGAAGAAAATATTTATTACAAAGGAAATCACTGTCCTGCACAGATATTGCGTAATTGCGTACATCCTGATTTGGGGCTTCAGATATTCAACCAAAGAGATAGTGATACGAGACATAGTTTGCAAGAAATAAAATAACTTGCTAACTTAACTCCCCCAATAAAAAAGCCCCTCAAAGAGAGGGGCAAAGAGAGAGATATACTAGGTCGTAAGGGGACGACCTGAAACAATATTACCATCAATTAAGGGGATTACAAATGGCAGATATAGACCTACTGTTATCTAGGTTACAGGGCGTTAAAAAAATAAAAGGGAGTGATAAATGGGTAGCGTTATGCCCTGCTCATGACGATAAGACACCATCGCTATCAATAAGACAGCTAGAAGATTCCAGAATCCTGATCAACTGTTGGTCGGGGGGATGCGGTGCTATAGATATTCTGAATAGCATAGATCTCAATTTCCAACACCTAATGCCCGATGATGCTATCAGTTATCGAGGCATAAGAGGCAAGACAAAAAACGAGCGACTCGCAATCGCGGAGTCCATCTTAGAAATGCTCCCGCTGTGGCAAGCCAAATCACCATTAACAGAATCACAAAAGGCCGAGGTAAGAGAGGCTTTTTTACTAGTCAATGGGGGTGGGAAATGATCGGGTGGATCAAATTGGACAGGGCTATCCGCCAGAACTTTGTATGGGATGAACCCGAAGCCCTCAAGCTATGGCTAGAACTCATCATGACGGCAAACATCAAGCCCGTAAAAAAGTTATTCAACGGAAAATTAATCTCAGTCAAGCGCGGTCAATTGGTGTTCGGTAGACTCGCTTTTTCTCAGAGATTAGGCATCTCAGAATCTAGAATAAGGCGGTACATAAAGATGTTTGAATCCGAGCAGATGATTAGCCAGCAAAAAACAAATAAATACACAATAATAACAGTAACTTGCTACTCAAAATATCAAGACTCAACCAACAAATCACCATCGAACGACCATCAAAGCGTCCATACTAGAAGAAGTAAAGAAGTAAAGAATATATTTATAGCCCCAAGTGTGGATGAAGTTAAAAAATATTGTGAGGGTAGAGGCAATACAATAAACCCTGAGTCTTTTGTCGCATACTATGATGCTCGCGGATGGGAATTTAAAAAAGGTCAGAAGGTTAAGGATTGGAAAGCCTGCGTGAGGACTTGGGAGGGTAACGCTAAGACCTCCTCAGAGGCCCGTACAGAGGTGATCTTATGAGGATACCTAAGGATGTTAACTTCGACGACTACATCTCTCTCGTGGGCAGTATGGAGGCTCAGGAGATACACTCAGCAGGACACTGGCGCGATAGGCTCATAGAGCGTAGTAAAGGACCAAAAATATGGGGTGATAGGTTGCCTTGGGGAAAAGCAGATCATGTGAGGTTGAGGGCTGGAGAGATTTCGGTCATATGTGGTATGAACGGTCACATGAAGTCGCTAATAACTGGTCAGATAGCCTTATGGCTTGCCAAAAACAGCAAAGTAGCTATCGCCTCTCTTGAAATGAAGCCCGAAGAAACCTTATGGCGAATGTGTTTGCAAGCTGCGGGGACTAGGTCAGGCGATGCGCCTGCGGAAAGTTTTATTAACCAGTTCGCAGATTTTGCCGACCAAAATATTCTGATTTACGATCAGTTGGACACCGTTGAAACAGAAAAGATATTAGGATTCGTTCACTATTGCGGGAAAGAACTGGGCTGCAAACATATAGTCCTAGATTCTTTGGCGAAGTGTGGAGTGAATCAGGGCGGGGCAGATGCTAACGCCCGCGAAACGGACTTCATCAATCGCCTGCAGTGGGCAGCCAAGACTCTAAAGGTTCACATCCACCTCATATGTCACGTTCGCAAACCTCAAACTGGCGGGGAGGAGTGGCGACCGACCAAGTTTGATGTCAAGGGTAGTAGCACCATATCCGATATGGCGGACAATCTATTCATCGTCTGGAAAAATAAGAAACGCTTTGATCTCAAAGAGTTACAGTCTCAGGGGCATGAGCTTGACGAGAAGCAATTGAAATACCTGGAGGATAATCGAGACTTGCTTTTGACCGTTGCGAAGCAGAGGCATGGGGCGTGGGAAGGGACTTTCGCTTTCTATTTTCAGAATTGTTTGCAGTTCACCAGTCATGAAGGGCAATCAATGCCATTTAATTTTGAAAAAGGGGAAATAAATGTTGACGAAGACAGTGATATGCTGTTCTAATTGACACAACAAGGGGGTAAACATGACAGACACAGAGCAGGCATTGAAACCATTGCCTTATAAAGTTGAACACAAAACAAATTCCTATCCTCAGGGTTTGCTGACACCAGATCAACTGAGTGAAAAAATACATTTTCCTGTTGATAGAATTTTAGAGCTTGCACAGTCTGAATTTTTGCCAAGTTATTGTTTTGACAAAACTATATATAAGTTTCGACTGCAAGAAGTAAAAGATTGGTTGGCTGAAAATATGATGGTGATGACTAGGGGGAAGATGGTCAAGCATGGCTTTAAGATAATTCCCCCTTGCCCTCCTGTTGATGATCGACCGCCTATGTCAGTCTGTGATGTCGTGGGATTGTCACAGATTCCTGATTATTCTTACCAACCTGGAGTTTATTTTTTATGCAAAAATAATGAAGTGGTATATGTTGGCCAATCCGTATCAATTCATGGACGAATACAAAGTCATAAAAATAACAAAAATTTCGATAGGGTGTATCTTTTGCCAATACCTGAGTCTGAATTAAATCAAATAGAAAGTGCTTTTATTCATCATTTAAAACCGCCTCTGAATGGGCATAATAAATATTCATGTAGCAAAAAGTCAGCACCGAATCTAAAGATGACTGAAGAAGAAGCAAAATCTATAGTTTTGGGCTGCCGAAACTCAGAACCATTGGATGAAACCTAAAGAATGATTGGCTTACACGCAAGCTAAAAAGCAATACAACAAAGGGGAAAATTATGAAAGGTAAATACTACAGAGATTGGTTAGTCGAAGATGATACGGTTACTCATTGTTTCATCGAGGGAGAGATACACTGGGACAAGGTTGATAAGTCGGACATAGATCTGATGATAATCAATCTACTTCAGGATCAGGACAACACCGAGCATATGAGTAACATCTTATTTAAGATGCAGAACTCTAGCGATGTTGCGGATTCTTTAGGGTCTTTTCTTGTCACCTCCTCACTCGCTGATGTCATCGACCATCAAAAGCTTTTGAGAGACTGCGCGTTGGACTACCTCAAATATCTGTGCGATATGGATGTAGACCTATGCGAAGAAGCTCTTGAGTTATACGGCATTCGGTATGCCGAAGACGCGATGGTCGAGGCTCAAATGGAAGCTCAATGGCTGGAGTCAAGGGCATGACTTTAGAAGAGTTGGAGCTAAAACTAAAAGAAATACAGGACATTATCGCTTCGCAAGGTGATGTCGTAGATGCCAAGCTTCTTGAAATAGAGCTAATGATAAAAGGTTTAATAAGATCCTGGGAGGATACAGCATGAAAAAAGTAGGGGAAGTTTTAAGGGAAATAGGCGAGACACCAGAGACTGCGACATGGGACTGTCATGGTACGCCCGTCATATTACACAAGGCATTGGAGAAGGTTGCTGCCTACAAAGGCATTAAGTTTGACCCGCCTATGATCGTACAAAGCGACATGGCAAATAAGCTAGTGGCTGTCTCTGTCACTGGTCACCTCAACGATCATTCTGAGTGGTCGTTCGGAGAGGCTGCTCCTTACAATAACAAGAACGGATACCCGTTTGCTATGGCTGAGAAGAGAGCCAAAGATAGGGTTATCCTCAAGCTAGTTGGGCTTCATGGGGATGTTTATTCTGAGGATGAGGCAGATGAGTTTAAGGATGCCAAGCCTCAAGACTTACGGACTAAGGTTGAAAGACCCGCAAAGCCTGAACCCGTTAAAGTATCCAATGACGACTTTGAGTTATGAGGGTATTTGAGTGCGAACAAGGATCGGCAGAGTGGTTTGCCTCAAGACTAGGCATTCCCTCGGCTAGTATGTATGACAAGATCGTCACCGCTAAGGGCGACTGGTCCACTCAAGCTAATGGGTATATCAATCAGCTAGTCGCAGAAGAACTAACAGGTGAGCGTGTTCCTATATTCCAGAATCAATGGATGCTGAGGGGCGTAGAGCTAGAGCCAGAAGCTAGGAATCTATACATACAAACGAATCAAGTCAAAGTGCATGAGATGGGTTTTATTTTGCATGATGACATTGACGCAGGCTGTTCACCAGACGGCCTCATTGGTAGGGATGGGGGATTAGAAATCAAATGTCCTGCACCTGCTACTCATGTTGAATATCTTCGCGGGGGGAAACTACCAAACAGATATAAGCAACAAGTCATGGGCTGTCTATGGGTAACCGATAGGCAATGGTGGGACTTCATGTCTTATCACCCAGATATGAAACCCTTGATCGTTCGCGTAGAGCGTGATGAGGAATACATAGCTTCACTAGCCAAGCACGTTACCAAGGCTGTGGGTTTAATTAAAGAGAACGTAAATCAATTTGAGGATTAATTATGGATTACGATAATACTGATAGAGGGGCGTTGTTCAAGCAGGACAAGACGAATGATAAAGCACCTGATTACAAGGGAAGCTTTAACTTCAAGGGTTCGGACTTCAAGATTGCGGGATGGGTTCGGGAATCAAAGGCAGGTAAGAAGTATCTTAGTCTTTCTGTGGATGACTTTGTACCTGAACAGAAAACTGAGTCTAAGGTTGAGTCTAAGGGCGTGGTAGATGTCCCCTTCTAGGTCTGTTATGGGGGCTATATGCCCCCGTTTTGGAGTATTGTATGGAAATTAATATCGGACAGTGCATGAGAAAAGCACATGATAGATTGGGCAAAAAGCCCACAGAAATAGCGGATCAGATGGGTCTTTTACATTCAAACTATTATCACCTAATGAATCGCAAGGGTGCGACTGTAGATACTTTATACAAGTTATCAGAAGCATTCGGCATAACTATGGATGAGTTTGTGAGATTGAACGATGAAGCCGACTAACACCAAGGAAGAGTTGAGGAAAAAGATAAACGCTCAGGTTGCTGAGTATCTCGCCAATGGAGGGAAGATTACGCAATGCCCTCCTATGACGTTCAACAATGATTCGTTTGCTTTAGCGCAGTTAATAGTAAGGAAGAGTTATTTAAAAGCACACAAAGAAAAAAAGGGGTAATTATGGATATACAAGGGAAACATTGGATTATTAGTAACGATCACACAAAAGAGTGTTTTGAGAAACACTTAGATCAAGTGTATAAATCTAAAGGGTACGTCACTATCCGTTGGACTGAAGGTAAGACGAGGAGCAATGCACAGAATAACGCACTCCACTTGTACTGCCGTCGGCTTGCGGAAGTCTTGAATGACAGAGGTCTGCCCATGCAAAAGGTTCTAGAGAAGAAGAGCGTAGACATTCCCTGGAGCGGAGAGAGGGTTAAAGAAGCCTTATGGAAGCCAGTGCAAGAGGCTCTCATAGGTACTGAGTCTACCGCAGACGCAAACACTGTAGACTATGACAAAGTGCATGAGGTCTTGAGTCATCACTTAGGGCAGGTATTCTCAAAGCACGATCTATATGTTCCATTTCCTAATAAAGAATGATTAAGGAGTGACTTATGTTTGAGGAGTTTATGCCGACAATACACCAAGCCAATGATGAGCTAGAGATAGGTTTGGAAAACATTGACAAAAAGAAAGCAAAAGAAACTTACAATGCTTTGATTGCTTTAAGCATAGAATTAAACAGAAGGTACATCAGGCATTACACTGAATACTTAGGGAGAGAGTCATGACAAAAGAAACAGAAGCTAAATATGAAGCACCAGAGGACGTAAAGTTTATTGCAAAAACTTATCCCGTAGAGAGCTTGGAGTTTACCAAAGCTTTACTCACGGTAAGGTATAACAAAATGGACTGCATTACTCAGAGGAGAGCGGAGAAAACTTTGAGGTGTCTTGTTTCAGGTCTGGCATTCTGTCCTAACTGCGGTAATAAGATGGGAACAAAGAGGATCTATAGAGGTGTATGAATATAATTGTAAGTTAGACAGAGTCATAGACGGAGATACAGTAGATGTTGATATTGACCTTGGTTTCAATCATTGGATTCATGGGGAGCGTATTCGCTTATTTGGAATTGACACACCCGAATCGAGAACTTCTGACAAAGTTGAAAAACGATATGGACTCCTCGCAAAGGAATTCGTACAGAGCTTCTTTGAAGAAAACAAAGCGTTCACGCTCCAGACAAAAAAGAAAGACAAATACGGGCGGTACTTAGGTGTAATAAAAAGCGAAGAGATAAGTCTAAATGCAGAGCTTGTTAGTGCTAATATGGCAGTACCTTATACGGGTCAAAATAAAGCAGAAATTAAAATCGCTCATCTACTCAACCGCGAGAGACTTAATGAAACGCAAACGTAATTCATCTACACCAAGATCCAAATGCCTCCAGGCTCTACAGAAACTAGCTAGAATAGCAGCCACAGATGCTAACGGATATTGTGAGTGCGTGTCTTGCGGGTGTAAGAAACATTACAAGGACATGGATGGAGGCCACTTCATTCCCAAGGGGTCTAGTTCTTACTGGGCTTTGGACATAAGGAATGTACACCCACAATGTAAAAGCTGTAACGCATACGGCATGAAGTATGGTTCAGCAGCGCAGCAGTACACGATATGGATGCAGGAGTATTACGGTAAAGGTTTCGTAGAAGAGATGATAGCTAAGAAATCAGATCCGATTAAATTCTACAAAGCAGACTATGAAGAGATGCTAAAGGAATGGAATGCGCTGATTAAGTATCATGAGAAAAGGATTGGATTGTGATTATAACTCAGGATATAGAAGACAGAGCAAGAAAAATAGGAATGCAAAGAACTAGTTTGCATAACAAAACTCCTTCGGCAAAGACGGGAATGAATGACGATTATGATGATGATTATCTTGGTGCTTTAGGAGAGATATGTTTTGAAGAAATGTATGGTTATCCCGTAGATGAAGAGGACAGAATACAAGGTGATGACGGTACAGACTTTATTATAAAATGCCTGCATGATGACGTTATTTCTTATCACAGCGTTGATATTAAAACATCATCACAAAAGGGAGAGTCTTATGACCATCTAAATCTTTTAGTTCCGATAGACAAAGTTGAGTCTAAGATATATGTACAAGCAATGTATCGAGAACATAAAAGATGTATTCAATTAGTAGGGTGGGAAACAGCACAATCCGTAAAGAAAGCACCAATTAAAAAAAAGAAAAAAACAAATCATGAAATTAAAATTCCAAACCTTAGACCAATGTCTGAATTAGAAAAAAAAATGTTAAGAGGATAGTCTCATGACAAAAGAAGTATCAGAAGACGTATCAGAAATAGAAATAGAAATGGTCGGATCTGAAGAGGCTTATGAGTGGATCAATGACAAGCTTAGGGTTCTTACGGGTAGCGACCTCAATCACTTAGGAACACTTGCCGTAATGCTAGAAGACCTTACGGGATTTGTTAACAAGTCTAAGTTCACACAAAAACAATTCTTAAAATACATAAGAGAGCAGGAGGAAGAATGCGAGACGTTGCATTGAGAGTTAACGATCATCAAGTAGGGGGAAGTCATTACAAGTCTTTAAAGATTCAGCCCATAGAATACATCATGGCTAATAACTTAGGGTACTGCGAGGGGAATATTATCAAGTACATCACTAGATGGAGAGCTAAGGGAGGTATCGAAGACCTCCGAAAGATCAAACAGTATGTAGATTTTATTATAGAAAACGAGATGAACCCCTCTGAGTGAGGGGTGCTTGCCGAACGATCAATATCCTTCTTTTGTGTAATAATTTGCGTTATACAACTCTTCTTTTATTGATTTTTTGTCGTCTTCATTTAAGGCAGAAAAAACTTTTGATAAACTGCTTACAATAAATTCTGGAGTTACATTAGGTTTTTGTTTAGCAGTTTTTTCTAAGCTAATTAGTCTTTTAACCGCTGCGGGGTTTTTTGATAGCTTATAAAGGACTACTGGCAGTCCTAACACTCCTACGGCAGACACTGCTGCTGTTTGTTGTGCTGAGTCTAAATCTCCAGTTAATCCTGCAAAAGCAGTTGGCCCTGCAATAAGCAAGCCTTGTATCTCTCTGCTTCTTAATGCAAGAGCAAAAGCACCCATTGGGGTAGATTGTAAGGAGTCACCTACAGCGTTTATTAGCTTTTTGAACTCGGGGAAGTCTTCACCAAGAACCGCAGCCATTCTTTTTTGAGCGTCAGGCTTGTTAAACTTGTTAATCGTGGCTTGGTTGAAAATAGCATCTTCATCTCCCGCGCTTAATAAATTTCTTACATAAGAAGAACGAACAATTTCCTTTGCTTGTTTTGCGTTTTTTATTCCTTCGGGCAAATCTCCTTTTGCTTTTTTTATAGCCTCAAAGGATTTATCAAGACTTTTCATAAAAGCCTTAATTGATGATGTGTTCTGCCTTGAAACTAGCATTGAGCCAAACGCATCAAAACTTGCTTTTTTAGCTTGAGAAATAAGATTTGCATTCATTGGGGGCATAATTCCGTCAATTAGCTCTTTATACCCCGAATTTAATTCCTTATATTGTTTGTATAGTCCTGTTGATTTTTTTTCTACAGCCTTCTCAATTCCGCTTTTTACTCTTGTTGATAATTCAGATAATTCAGAAGCGACTGTTTTATTTGGATTTGCTCCTCCTGGCATAGCGTCATCTATCGATGCATTAAGTCTTTTTTGAAACTGAGCCATTGAATTAAAGTTTGCTACAATAGGTTGGCCACCGTTAGGACGTAATACTTGCTGCATATCTTCAGCTATGCTTTTTGTTTTGTTTGAAAGCGTAGACCCAAAATCGTCTACATTCTTTTCAAGAAATCGGGAAATCTCAAACATAATTGAGTTGCTAGGAAATTTTGTTGACCCTGCTTTTTTAGACAAAGCCTCTAATCCATCCCCATATGATTTTGATGCAGCAACACGACCTGCCTCAACAATGTTAAACATGGACTGACCAAGCTCGCTAGTCGTTAATGCGCTTTCTGAATTAGTCCAACGTGCAAGATTGCTTAAAATAACACTGCGTCTTTTTTTGGCATCTTGCTCAAACATACCTCTTGATATAAAACCAACTTCACCAAGTTCGTTAAAAAGCCTTCTTATCGGACCTATCCCCTCGATAGAGCGAGGGCTTAGAGATGAGCCTCCCTCTTCAAGTATTTGTTGTGTTTGAGCAGAAGAAGCTCGACTACCTTGAGTTGGTGAAATCTGATCCAAAAGATTTTTGAAACCAGAAGAAAGTTTTGATGTTGTAGTAAGTCTAAAAACAGGACGTAATATCTTTCCTGCACCTAAAGTAGCAACATCAAATCCCGCAGAAATCGCTCCTTCTTTAGTTGCTTTTTTTAAATCTACTTCTTTTCCGTTAACTAAATCTTCTAACGCTTCTCCACCAAAAGCTCCAATAGCTCCTCCTGCAATTCCCCCGACAATAGTTCCTACTGGCCCTGCACCTAAAGTGCCAAGCGCAGCACCTGCACCAATTCCTCCAACAATTGACCCAACAGTTTCAAGCCCACCAATTTCTGATTCTTTGCCAGAGCTATATAAATCTTGTAAATCATCTTCTGATACTGAAGAAAAATCTCCTGCTGCTATAGCGTTTAATTGATCAATTGTTAAGTTAGCCATTTTGACCTCAATACTTTAATAACAGGTTACTGTAAAGAACCACGCATAACAGGCGGTACAGATTCTCGCTGTTCTTGTTGTTTAGATAATTCTAATGCTTGTGCTTCGGCTTCGTTTCGTATAATTATATCTCTTGGAGAAACAAATTCAGAATTGTCCCAGTTAATTGGGTATTTTGTTTGCATATAATCCGCAAAGCCCTCATCTTTAGTTTTAGCTTCCCATAAATCCATAAATGTTACAGTTTTTCCAGTAGTTGAATCAATTCCGACCCCAATACCTTGGTTTTGCACCATAAATTGCATTCGTTGTTTTTCTTTTTCTGCTGCTAAAGCAGACATTTTTGCCATTCCTCTCATATATGAAGCTATCGCTTCTGGAGGGTAACTTTGATCTGGAAAACCTTGCAATACCATTTGAATATCTTTATCAGACGCAGCGCCAGGAGGAAGACCGCCAAGTGCAGCAGAATTTACAACCCCTGTGAATTCAGCAAGCAATATATCTTTTTGCTCTTGTAGTCCTGCAATAGACCTCCATTTTGCCATAATTTTTCCTGCTGATCCTTCAGTTCCTTCTATAGTCGCAAATTGATCTGCCAGACTTGTAGCTTTTTGATAGAGTTTAAATTGCGTCTCTGCCTCTTGCTCTACTTCTGCAATTCTTGCTCGATCTCTCGATCCTAAATCTTGTCTTGCTAATTCTTGAGCAGCAGCCGTTAATTCCATTTCTTCTTTTTTTAACAATCTGTCTGCATCTTTATCTTCACCTTGTTGTTTTCTCCAAGCTGTTAGGTCTTCCTGTACGCCTCTATTAAAAGAAATTGTTTCTCGATCTACTTTTATTCTTTCTGCTGCCGTGGTTGCTTTTGATTCGTCAATCTCAAGAGCTTTTTCTTGCAAGGCAAAAGTTCGTTCATCTTTAGCTAACTGAGCAGCTTCTTCTGAAAATTGTTGACGCAAAGCAGCAGCCCGTATAGGGTCAATATTTTGCACTATTTCTATTAACTGCCTTTTACCTTCAGGAGTAGAAGTATCTATATTTTGCATTTGTTCTTGCAATTTTTCACCTGTAGTCCTTGGATCAATGCCAAGCATAGGTTGTACTGCGCGTTTAAGATTCTCTTGACGCTGAACACCAAGCTGACCTGCAATCTGTGCAAGCGGAGCAAGATTAGCAGCCCGACCTTTAAGTCCAGAGGCAAGCAATTGACCTTGTAGCATACCTTCCTTTAAGAGCTTTTCTTCTCTTTGCTCAGGAGTGCTTATAATATCTGCAAATAATGATTGTATATTAATAGTCATACTGACCTCTATGTAACTACCGAAGGATTATAAAAACCAAATTGATTTTGAGATTGTGGAGCAGGAAGCATTGAAGTTAAATCTAATTTTTTAGTTGGAGCAGTTTGTGCTGCTGTTTCTTGCTCACCTTTCAATAAATCAAACAAACCTTGGAATTGAGCCTGTCTTAAAGCATTGGCCAATGTATTATATCCTAGCTGTGCTTCCATTGTAGACTCCGCAAGACCAGCACCTAGTCCTAGACCTGTAGTTCTTAGGGCTGATTCTAATCGAGAAGCCTCTAATCCTGGCATCAACGAAGAGATTAATTGTTGTTGCGGTAGGTAAGAAGACTGCAAAGCTTGTAGACCTAGATCACCT